ATGCCATCAAAGGTAGATACGAGTTCCCTGAATTACGTAGATTGGCCCTTGAACAATACGATTATTGGAAACCTGAATCTGTAATTATTGAAGCAAAAGCATCAGGTCTACCTTTAACATACGAGCTCAGAAAAATGGATATACCTGTAGTGAACTTCACACCGTCAAAAGGAAACGACAAGCACGCTCGTGTAAATGCTGTTGCACCTCTGTTCGAATCTGGTATGATATGGAGTCCTCAACAAAAATTTGCTGAGGAGGTCATAGAAGAATGCGCAGCGTTCCCATATGGTGATCATGATGACTTGGTGGACTCTACGACCCAAGCTATTATGCGATTCAGACAGGGCGGTCTGATCGATCACCCTGAAGATTACGTAGATGAAAAGGCAGAGACTCGTAAAAGGAACTATTATAATGTTTAGAAGACAAAAATTTGCAGTGGCAGGAGTGGTGACAAAAGCAGCAGCCAAAGCTGCAGAAAAAATCAAAAAAATTAATAAGAAAGATATGGAAAAATTTGGAGCTAGTTATTCTAAAATGAAAAGAATGTTAGAGAAGATGAACCAGCCAGCTGTTAATGCATATAAGAAAACAATAAAACAAATTAAATCAAGAATTACAAAAGGTAAATCTAAAGAAGATATGAAAGACATGCAGGATGCTGCAGATATTCTTAACAGAAAATTATTTAGAGGTTCTAAAGATCTTGTAAAAAGATACGAGAGCTTGCCAGATGTTAGATCAAGATTTAGAGGTGCACCAGGACGTCAAAGAAGATTAGTTAAAGGTGTTACTAATCCTATGAAGAGAGCAGAGATTCTACAAAAAGATAGATTAAAAAGATTTAAAGAAGAAGGTTTGCCAGAAATGAGAAAATACAAACCAAGAAAGTTTAGAGGAGACTAATGGCTATAAAATTTGGAATGACTCTGGCGGAAATGATTGTTCAGTTAACAAAAGGTTTTAGAAAAGCAACTGGCAGAAACCCAGATGGTCTCGAAAAAGTAAAAATTCAACAAGAAGCAGTTCAAAGATTTAAGGACATGAATAAAGTTGTCGACATGGAAGGCAACGTTTTAGATCCAAGCAAACCTATCATGGGTGGCACACAAGAAGGTGCTGCTCTTAGATCAGGTATCATGAGAGCAACAGGGACAGGACCTAAAAAAGTTGTAACTAAAGGTTTACCTGATAAAGAGTTTCAAGATTTAAGAAGAAGTTTTAGAATGAATATTGTTAAAAATAGTCCAGATTTTAATCAAGATTTAGCTGATAGGATTATTAAAAGAGAAATATATCAAGATTTATCTGACACACAGAGAAAAGATTTTTTAGATAATTTAGATTTTGTTTTAAAAAATCCTAGAGATGGTAATGCAGATGGTGGACGTATCGGTTTTAAAAAAGGTATGGACAGAAGAACGTTTATGAAAATTATGGGTGGTCTTACAGCACTGCCTGTTCTTGGTAAATTTTTTAAAGGTGCAGAAGTTGCAGCACCTGCAGTAGAAAAAGCAGTAGACGTTGCAAGTGGAGCTCCACCATATTTTTTTAATCTTGTAAATAAAATTAGAACACTAGGTAAAAAATTTAGTGGTCCAAAAGAAAGATCAGAATCTTATGTTTATAAAGATTATGAAATGGATATTGATCTTGATACAGGAGCGATTGATATTAAAAAAACTAAAGAAGCTATGATACCAGGTGGTGACGAAGCAGGAATAGCAGAAGAAGTTATCATGACATACAAACCAGGTATGGCTGATGAAACAACAAAAGGTAAAAAAGTTGTAG